TTTGGATATTAACACCAATTTACCGATGTGGATTAGAAACATGTGTAAATACGGTGATAACTTTGTTTATTTAAAATTGGACCCTGAAAAAGGGGTTACAGGATGTTTACAGTTACCTAACATCGAAATTGAAAGATTGGAAAGAGGGATCGATTCAAGAACATTCCAAGCAACAATTAACACAAACAGAAAGGCGTTAAAATTTGTTTGGAAAGCAAGAGATGCAGAATTTAACACTTGGGAGGTGGCACACTTTAGACTACTTGGTGATGATAGGAAACTACCATATGGTACCTCAATGTTAGAAAAGGCTCGTCGTATTTGGAAACAGTTAGTTTTATCTGAAGATGCAATGTTGATCTACCGTACATCAAGAGCTCCAGAAAGAAGAGTTTTTAAAGTGTATGTTGGTAATATGGATGATAAAGATGTTGAACCTTATGTACAAAGAGTTGCTAACAAGTTCAAAAGAGATCAAGTTGTTGATAAGAAAACAGGAAATGTGGACTTAAGATTCAATCAAATGGCAGTTGATCAAGATTATTTCATTCCTGTTCGTGATGCCACACAAGCAAATCCTATTGATACTTTACCTGGTGCACAAAACCTATCGGAAATTGCAGATATTGAATATATCCAAAAAAAATTAGTTACCGCACTTCGTATACCTAAAGCCTATTTAGGTTTTGAGGAACCTGTTGGTGACGGTAAAAACTTATCTCTATTAGATATCCGTTTTGCAAGAACAATCAATAGAATACAAAAATCTGCAATTGCAGAAATGAATAAAATTGCAATTATCCATTTATTCCTTATGGGATTCGAGGATGAATTGTCAAACTTTACACTACAACTTACAAATCCGTCAAAACAAGCTGATCTATTAATGATTGATGTTTGGAAAGAAAAAGTGACTCTTTATAAAGATATGGTTGGTGAAATCGCTAAATCAATCCAACCTACCTCAGCAACATGGGCTAAGAAACATATTTTTGGTTTCTCTGATGAAGAAATTAAAAATGAACTTAATCAAATTAGAATGGAGAGAGCGGTATCCGCTGAACTTGATAATACGGCAACAATAATCACGAAAACGGGTATTTTTGACACCGTAGATAAACTTTATAAACCAGTCACAGGAACTACCGCAGGAACGGCACCTGCGGCGGGTGGAGAAGCGGGAGCACCACCACCACCGCCAGGAGGAGAAGGAGGAGCACCACCACCGCCACCGCCAGCGGAAGGAGCACCACCAATTCCTGAGTCTTCTTTCAGAAAAGAAAAAAATAAATTAATTTTAGAAACTTTAGAGGATGATTTTGATGAAGATGATTTTCTTGATTTTCAAAAAGTTAATGGATCTTTAGGGTTAATAGAAAATGAATTAGCAAGACTTCTTAAAGAATAATCTTCATTAGTTGATATTTATTTAAAAAATATAAAAATGTTCGGAGAATTAAAATCAAAAGTAGAAACTTATTTAACAGAATCTTATAAGAGTAATAAATTAAAAGATTCATTATTTGTATTTGAACAATTAGTTTTGAAAAACAAAAATGTATCAAAAATATTTTTTCTTTATGATGAATTATCAGACAAGAAAGGGTTATCTGAATCAGTTGCAAATGAGTTTATAAATCAGTCTATTGTGGCTTATGAGAATCTATATAACAAAATCAAACCCTCAACTATTAAAGATTTGAAGTCTTGGGTTGGTCATGTAAAATGTGAAAATAGATACAAGGAAATTGATAATCTTTTTTCATCGAACATTTTGACTTTAGAAAACAAAATCAAAAGTAAAAGATTAATCAAAGAATCATTAGTCTCTAAACCACAAACCCAAAAGGAAACAATCAAAGTTCCTTTGAAAACAATGATAAATGTTGCTAACAAAACAGTGGGTAATTTTATTTCATCATTAAGTGAAGAAGAGAGAAAAGAACTGAAAACACTTTTGAGTGAATCTAAAGAAGTAATTGAGGAAAAATATAACAACGAAAAAAAGATTGTTTTAGAAAAATTAAATTCTAAAAAAATTGCAGAGAAAGAATCTGATACAATAAAGACTATTGATCAGGTTATTGAAAAACTACAAAAAGAATCTTTTTCAGAAATCGCTTACTTCAAACTCAAGAATTTGAACGAAGGTCTTTAATTTTCTACAGACTTCAATTTTTGGATGTAGATCGCCTTTTTCATTTGATCTCTTTTCTGAACTGATTTTTTAACAAACTCTTTTCTTCCAAAAAGCATTGCATTTTGTTTTGTTCTTATGAGTTTACCTTTAAGATCTTTTAGTGCTTTTTCGATGTTTCCTTTATTTACCTCTACTAATAACATTTTTTTTTGGTTGTTGATATAAATATAATAATTCGTTACAATTATACAAAAATAAACTATTGAGAGATGAAAAAATTACATGAAAAAAGGAAAAACAGTGAAATTAAATGGTTACAAATCATTTAAATCCCATTTTGGAACTATTGATTCCACAAATTTAAAATCAATTTTTGTAAATATACAAACTTGGGTAGAACCCAAAGAAGAGGTTGAAAATTGGAATCGTGTAGTCCTTAATATGACACGAAGTGTTAAACACTCAGTCTTAGAAAACATAAACAAAGAAACTTTCGATACAAAATTTATTGTCGATTTAGACCTAAGAACAAGTGGTCTACAACTCAAGAAAAAATCATTCATGAATTTAGAGATTAATTTATTTCTAATAGAACCACTCGACTTCAAATCCCCCAAGTTAAAAAAACAAGTAAAAAATTTAATCAAATCAGTATATGGGGATGTGTTAAGTAGAAATAAAAACTTCAAATTTTACCTCACTAAAAACGGGAATACAAAACCCATAAAGAAAGAAACTGAAACTATTTAGTATTTATAAATAAAATATTAGATGAACGATTTAAAAATATTAGGTCCAAGAGATTCAGGTCGTGGAATTCTTGTTGAGTATGACGCAGGATATATTGATCCAAATGAAAGAAGAAATCTATCAATGATTAGAGAGAATCGTGATATGTTGGATCACTCAAAACCGTTTGAGTTTTATGCCGTGTTACAAAAATATAATACACCAAATAGAAACGGAAGAATCTATCCTGAGAAAATATTAAAGCGTGAAGCAGACAACTATAAGAAAATGATTCAAAAGGGGACAGCTCTTTCTGAGTTGAATCACCCTGAGTCTTCACTCATAGATCTTGATCGTGTATCACATGCAATTACTGATATATGGTGGGAAGGTCCTGTATTATTAGGTAAATTGAAACTTCTTACAAGTCCTGGTTTTCACGAAAGAGGTATTGTATCAACAAAAGGTGACTTAGCCGCAAATTATCTTCGTCAAGGAGTAACATTGGGTATTTCTTCTCGTGGAGTAGGTTCACTTAAAAAAGTTGGGGAACAAAATGAAGTACAAGATGATTTTGAATTAATCTGTTTTGACTTGGTATCATCTCCATCGACACCGGGAGCATATCTTTTCAGAGAACCTGATGAAAGACTTCAGTTTGAAGAGAACTTAGATGAAGAGAAAAAAATGCAAGCTGAGAGACATGTTGGTGAAAAAGGATCGGCATCACTTGACTTAATGAATAGATTGTCCGATTATTTAAACAAATAATTAAATCATGGACGAAAAATATTTTATTGCAAAAATTACAACTGATATGCCTGATGAGAACACAGGTAAGATCAAAAAGATGAGAGAAGAAAAACTTGTCAAAGGTTATTCACCAACAGATGTTGAAGCAAAAGTAACTAAAGTTTACGAAAACTATTCACAAGATTGGAGAATTACTGCGATTGTTGAATCAAAAATTGATGAGGTAATCGAGAACTAAAATTAAAAAATTTCTAAAAAGGAGGGAAAGGGACAAAAGTCTTTTTCCCTTTTTTTTTATCTAAACATACTGTAAATCGGAATTTTTTAAAAAAAGTGAATATTTATTAGAAAACTATTTAAAAAAACAAATGAGTTACAACAAAAATGTAGTAGAAGATGCACTTTTCCAAATCAAGAATTTGGAGGAGACTCTTCAAGAAAACGCAAAAGGAATACTTCAATCAACGATGAGTGAAGAAATCAAACAATTGGTAAAAGAATCTCTTAAAGAACAAGATGAAGACGAGATTGATACCCCAACACCAGATGCTGACGCACCTGATATGGACGATGAGGAAATGGACATGGACGATGAGGATATGGACATGGATGATGAAGACATGGATATGGGTGACGAAGACATGATGGACATGGGCGACGAGGAAGATGTTGATATGGATGATGAAACCATCGATATGACAGGAGCTTCGGATGCTGAAGTCTTGAGAGTTTTTAAAGCAATGGGAGATGAAGATGGAATCGTTGTGAAAAAAGAAGGTGGTAATGTACATCTTAAAGACGGTGATAATGAATACATGATAAATCTAGGAGAATCAGATATGGAAGACATGGATATTGACGCAGAAGAGTATTATACGGATGAGGTTGATGAAGACTTGTATGAGGACATGGATCTTGAAATGGATGATGAGGAAGTTGTTTACGAAATCGAAATGGATGACGAAGAAGAAGACTTCGAAATGATGGAAGACATGGACATAGATGACGAAGAAGAAGACTTCGAAATGATGGAAGACATGGATATTGATGTAGACGACGAAGAGGTTGTTTACGAAATTGAAATGGATGACGAAGAAGAAGACTTTGAAATGATGGAAATGGACATGGATGACGAAGAAGATTTCGAAATGATGGAAGAAGATGACATGGATGACGAAGAAGATGACATGGATACTGTCATGGAAGCCGTTAAGAAAGCCATCAAACCGAAAGGTGTTGGAATTGGTAGAGGACCTAAGTTTTCATATGATAAAAAACCTAACATGGGTGGAGGTTTTTCTGAAAAGAAAAAAGAAGCATTCGGAAAAGGTACAAAAGCTATGGGAACAGGTAAAGCCAAGTTTGAATATAAAGAAGGTGAGAACCTTGAAAAAGGTCACAACAAAAAAGTTGTCGGTAAAAAAGCAGAAACCAAAGAAGCGGTTCGTACTAACAGTTACACAAGAGCTAACAAAGTTGGTAATAGAAAAGGTTCAGATCAAAACATTAACAGAAAAGAAATTAGACAAAGACCTAATACAAGAGTTAATGAACAAGTGGAAATATTAAGAGAGAAAAATGAAGAATACAAAAAAGCTCTTGATGTTTTTAGAACTAAACTTAACGAAGTTGCTATCTTCAATTCTAACTTAGCATACGCGACAAGATTGTTCACCGAACACTCAACAACGAAACAAGAAAAAATAAATATTCTTAAAAGATTTGATAATGTTGAATCTTTGAAAGAATCAAAAAATCTGTACAGAACAATTAAGTCTGAATTAAATTCAGGAAGTTCTTCTTCAGAACAAAAAATAAACGAATCAATTGAAAGAACTGTTAATAGATCCGTTGAATCAGGATCAGCAGTTAATTTGATCGAATCAAAAACTTATGAAAATCCTCAATTCTTAAGAATGAAGGATTTAATGGGTAAATTAAAATAAACATAAACTTAAATAATAAAAACCAAAAAAAATGGGAGCATTATTAGAATCAGGTCTTGTTGGTAACATCGGTCTTAAGCACCTTAAAGTTATCAAAGAAGACACAATTAACAAATGGGACAGATTAGGCTTTTTAGATGGTCTAAGAGGTCACCTTAAAGAAAATGTAGCTCAATTATATGAGAACCAAGCTTCTTACTTAATCAACGAAGCAACTTCTGACGGATCTTCAAACGGAGCATTCGAAACAGTTGTTTTCCCGATTGTACGAAGAGTATTCTCTAAATTGTTGGCTAACGACATCGTATCAGTACAAGCTATGAACTTACCAATCGGTAAATTGTTCTATTTTGTACCAAGAATCCAAGGATATTCAAACCCTTCTTCTGAGTTGGCAAACGGATATCCACAAACGGATGTACAAAACGCAGGTGGTGAGCACTACGCACCTTACGGAGCACCTAACGCGGCTGCTGATCAAACACCTAACTCAGGTTATCCACCAAACGGTCCTTACTCTTACCAAAAAGATTTGTATGATTTATTCTACGAAGGAAATGAGGCTGACTTAGATCCTCCAGGATTATTCGACTATTCTAAAGGTAAATGGACTGCAGTAACTGCTAACACAACTATCCAAGCATGGGCAGGTTCAGCACTTGTAAACGCAAGTATCGCTGCTGGTCCAGCTGCAGACGGTGTTGAGATTCCTGCAGGAAACTACAGAAAAGTTCTTATGAAATTATGTGGATTTGCAAATGCAGGTACAGGTAAATTAATCGGACCTGATGGTAACGAAATGGATACTGAGTCTTTCCTTTCTGACTTAAGAATCTACGGTACAACTAACATCGATTACGATATCACACCTTGTCAAGTATTCTCTGGTTCTCCAGCAGGAAGCCCTGTTTTCAAACCATTGTTATTCAGAGTTGTTACTCAAATTTACGGTAAAGGAATTGTACAACCAACTTCTACAAATGCAGCAACTGTATTCCGTAACTCAGGTAACGCAACAGGAACTAACACTGGTAACGGTGGTAACTACAATGACATCTGTGACCAAAACGGTTGTATCTACTTAGAAGTAGACTTATCTTGTCCTGTATGTGCTGACTGTGACGCAACATCTTTAGATGGTTACACAGGTACTACGATCAACGAAGCACCATCTGGAACTTCATTCATCGCATGGTATAGAAGATATGCTAACCTTGAGTTCGAAGATCAAATTGGTGAGGTTTCTTTTGACCTTGAGTCAGTAACTGTATCTGTTACAGAAAGAAAACTAAGAGCACAATGGTCTCCTGAATTAGCACAAGATGTGGCGGCATTCCACAACATCGACGCTGAAGCTGAATTGACAGCATTGTTGTCAGAGCAAGTAGCAGCTGAGATCGATCGTGAAATCCTTCGTGACTTGAGAAAAGGAGCAGCATGGAACCTTCGTTGGGATTACAACGGATGGAGAAGAATTAACAACCAAGTTTCTTACACTCAGAAAGACTGGAACCAAACATTGATTACAGCAATCAACCAATTGTCTGCACAAATCCACAAGTCAACTCTTCGTGGTGGTGCTAACTGGATCGTTGTATCATCTGAGGTTTCTGCAATCTTTGACGACTTAGAATACTTCCATGTATCTAACGCGGCTCCTGAGCAAGATCAATACAACATGGGTATCGAAAGAGTAGGTACACTTTCAGGTCGTTACCAAGTTTACCGTGATCCTTACTTCCCGCCTAACCAAGTGTTAATCGGTCACAAAGGAACATCATTGTTAGACACAGGTTACATTTACGCACCGTATGTACCTCTACAATTGACTCCTACAATGTACAACCCA